CTCACGCCCACCAGCAACAGAACCCACCACAGGAAAAGACGGTGGTCAGCATTGCCGTTGATCCTGAGTCTCCGGAATCTTTCATGAAACGACCTAAACGTCGCCGCTGGGTTAACGAGAAATACACACGCTGGGTGAAGACACAGCCGTGTGCGTGTTGTGGTAAGCCAGCCGACGATCCCCATCACCTGATTGGTCATGGTCAGGGCGGAATGGGGACAAAATCTCACGATATTTTCACGCTACCGCTGTGTCGGGAGCATCACAACGAGCTTCATGCGGATCCTCTGGCGTTCGAAGAAAAGCATGGTTCTCAGGTTGATTTAATTTTTCGTTTTCTTGATCACGCCTTTGCAACTGGCGTGCTTGGGTAAAAGAGGTGAGTGATGCTCATAGATTTGGTTTTACCTTACCCGCCGACGGTGAACACTTACTGGCGACGCCGTGGCAGCACATATTTTATCTCGGAGGAGGGAAAGCGTTATCGCCGGGCTGTGGCGCTTATTGTTCGCCAGCAGCGGCTGAAATTAAGCCTGTCCGGAAGGCTGGTAATCAGGATTATGGCAGAGCCACCGGATAAGCGCCGTCGCGACCTGGACAATATCCTGAAAGCGCCGCTGGATGCGCTGACGCATGCAGGACTGTTAATGGACGATGAGCAGTTTGATGAAATCAATATTGTACGTGGTCAGCCAGTATCTGGT